CACCAAAGCAGCAGCTTGCTTGTCCACTGCTTCCATCACCACTTTTGTTTTCCACTCTGTCCAGTCGGGCCTGCAATAGGCCATGAGCATCTTGAACCAAGGTTTTCCCGCTAGCGAAGGCCATTGTCCTGCGGCCCAAAGGCCAGCTTCGTAGCACAGTGCATTTAGCCAGGACTGCCGGTTCATCCTTCTCTTTTTTCCATAAAAAAAAAGAGCAATGGAAGTACGTTGCTTAACCTTCCTGGAAAACTGACAGAAATACTGTGCCGGCCTTGGTTAGCGGCAATACTTTATCGCGAAGATCAATGTTAAAGATTCTGCAACAACCATGAGTTGGTACTAGCGGCTGCTTGGGTGCCCACGCGCCCGGCCAGCCATTTGCGGACCCACCCCCGTGGAGGCAAATTCCAGAGCGTCCGTGCTTGGCCTCTTGATTTTCTAACTCAACCATGTCAAAAGTGTACCAGCCATACGCCATTAGAGTGCGATCGTAAGTAGGGTTGTTCCCGACGCGCTCATAGTCTCTGTAAATAGCTCCCAATTTGTATAGGCCAGGAGGAGTGTCAGAATTTTTAATCTTCCATTCAAAATCGCTATATTGCCCACGAGCCAAGCAGGGAATTTCCCATAGTAGTTTTCCTTCAAAAGAAAAAGCCTTCATCGTCTCCACTAGATCATTGACGATCAAATGAGAGTCGCCTCTCTTGAAGCCAAAATCTTGCGGGCGTTTCTTTGGACCGATCATGGTAGAAGTGGTGGATTCGGGAGCGTATTGTTTCATGAGCCGCGAAAGTTTCGCGGGATATTCTGGGTCAGTGGCGTATTTCTGCTCCTTAAGCATGCGAGCAGCGGCGTAACGATTAGGAGCATTGTTAATGCCCTTAAACTGCCTATAGTCTTTATACCAGCGAGTGATGAGATATTCGATGCAGGCGGATAAGCTTGGAAAATCAATGAAGCCCGCCTTGATTGTCACCCACTTCCCATCGTAAAATTCTTGCGTAGATACCACGCTGCCCCCGCCCTTTAGGCCAAGGTAGTTGTGCTTGCCAGAAGTGTGTTGGCCAAAGCCGCTCTCTAAACAGCATTGAGCCGCCACAAGCTCTGGGAATCGCGCCCCGTGCTTGCGAGCAAGCTGAAAACACTCATCCCAGAACTCTTTGCTTGTGGCCACTGGCTTCAGCCCTTCACGCGGAAGATAGCCTTAAGACCAGTGAGGAGCAATTGAATGAGGTTGTTCTCCTTCCAAGGAGTGTGTTGAATCACCTGATCGAGAGCAGCAATGACAATGCCGCCAACAACGAACCACTCGACGCCAGTCATGATCGTAAAGAAAGTTTCTTAAAGCCTAGCGTCCAATTTCAAGCGAACGCACCCTTGTTTCCAAGCCCTTAATATTTTCTGTGAGTTGATCAAGCTTCTCTGCAATATTCTCCACTTGCGTGGTGATCTTCACTTGCTGCTGGCCAATGCTCATCATCATGCCACCAGTGGCGAGCAGCATGCCAGCAGTAATGCTCACGGCCAAATGCGCTAGTTGTTCCTGCCAGGCATTCATTGCACGCAAGCTTTTTGTCCATTCTAAACAATTCCCACGCCGTTGTTTTTCTGGGTAGGCTTAAGGCAAGACAACTTATTTCGCCATGGGGAAAGGAAATGAGGCCGACTTTCTTCTTTATTCCCTTTGTGAATTACGCCCTGGAGAAGCTAAGCGTCGTTTCCGAAAAAGCATTTTTGAAGACTATTTCCTGCGAGGCCCATTTGGTCACTGTGCCTGTGCCTATTGCGGCAAGTGGACGGAAAATCTGACCATCGACCACATTGTTCCCAAGAGCAAAGGCGGTCCGCATTTTTCAAAATGGAACAGCGCTCCTGCTTGCCTGTCCTGCAATGCGAGCAAGGGGAGCTTGCCAGTGTTTGAATGGTGGCGACCACAGAAGTTTTGGACGTCAGAGCGGGAAGAGAAGCTTCTTGCGTGGGTGCATGCTCATAGCTTCATCAGTGCTCATACAGACATTGGAGAATGGGAGCAATGGATGGAGCAAACGCAGCGAATCGTGCCAGTGCATGATGAAAAGCAAAAGGCGGCTTTGTGGCCGCCTTTGTCGCAATTAAAGCTTGCTAGTTAATTGGCTCGAACAGTTCTGAAGGACCTTGTCTGACGGAGGGCATGGGACAAAAGCCATCTGTGCATTCTTCTTCTAAGCCCAAGCTTTCTCGCATGATGGCTAGCACTTTCGTCGCCGTGTCATTGGCCTTCACTTCTTCTGTCTCGACCATAGCAATTAAGCGATCCAGGTACCACTGAGCCTTTTTGAGGTCTTGAGCACCATTTTTCATTTCATAGCGCCAAACGTACTTCAGAATGTTGCCCTTGAGCATGCCCTTAAAGGCTTCTCCGCTCATGGAAGCTTCGATGGCTTCGATGGCTTCGATGGCGCCGCTGGCATAGTGCGACGGGCTGTTCACTGGATCATGCATGATTAAAATTGGTAGTTGTTGGTTTCAAAAGCCGCAAAGGCTTCAGGAGCGATGGGGCGAGCAAGCTCTAACAAAGCCTCGGCATAGGCCACAATTTCATACTGAGCGCCCTTGCCAATGCGAAGGCTGATGAAATGCAGCAAAGCCTGCAGCGAGCATGTCCAGACAAAACTGGTGTACATGGCGGGAGGCAGAATAGCTCGAGCCTGCTCCTTGCTCACTCCCATTGCAATCAGCTCCTCATAGGCCGCCTTGGCCGTCGCTACGCCCTGTACGTAGAAGAGCCTGGCCCTTGACTGTGCGCTGGTGCTAACGGGGCCTGCAGACGCTTGACGGTTGCTCTCCGCTTGTCCTAGGAACTGGTCAGGCATGTAAAACTGAGCATCTTCCGCTGAGCAATAGCGGAAGCTCTTTTCGTTCCAGCCAAGTTGATCGTCAACATAAGTAGAGGCAACAGTGTGCTTCCACCATTGACGAGCAACAAATAAAGGCGCCTTCACCTGCCACTTAAACACCACGCCACGAAACGGGCTTGTGTGGTGCTCACGAGCAAGATAGTTGAGAAGCTTTTCGTCCTTCTCGTCCCATTGCTCTTTTCTGTTGTCAAAGCTTTGACGGGCATCATTTACCACGGACAAACTATTGCCCATGGAGTCGATGAGAGCCACGAGGCTCTTGCCGTCTTTAAGGGGATCAATGGAAGGGAAATTAGGCATTGGCCTTTTCCTCTTGCTTTTCTTGCTGCACTTCTGTGAGCACGTCGTGAAACTTGTGACGAGCCTCCATCATTGATGCCGCCATGAAGTAGGAGCGCGAACTCACCCAGTCGCACCATTCGATGGCTTCGTCTGCGTCCTTGGGCCATTCTTCAGGAGCATAAATCTGCATCAAGGCGATCATGCTATTCATGGCATAGTCATCGAGCAGGGTCACAAGGGAGGGATCAGTCATTGGAGGTGCGATCAGTACTAGTCATCAGGCGGAAGGTAAAAGCAAGGAGCCACCACTGCCAAAAGCCGAGCGCAAAGGTCGGGAAAAGAATGGCGGCGCAAAGGCTTAACATCCATGCACGCAGGCAAGTGATTAAAAATGCGCTGATGCTTAAACCAACAAGGCGTCCAAGCTTTGTGGCAGTGTCGTCAGAGACAGTCATTGAGGAATGAGGGCGATGGGGCGGATGCGTTGAATTGCCACTGTACTAGAGACGAGAGTATCCTTTCGCTCCCAGGCGACCACTGCCGCTTTTCTTCCATTGCTTTTAACAAAACCTTGGAAGATGCCGAAGAGGCTTGTCGGCACCATACCAGCCCCTGTGAGGGTGACCAGTACCACTCGCTCTCCAATGGTCCATGCATAATTCTTGGGCAACTGCGGCAGTCTATGCTTTCTGCTCAGTGGGCGCAAGACTTTCTGGCAGTCCGAACCTTCTTTTTCGGCACTCCTACCATCATCCACTGCCTTGACAAAACTCTTGCGACCATCATGTTGCTTTAGCCTAAAGACAACAAAGGAGGGCGAATGCATGAGCTTTTGTATTCCAGTGGAGATGGTCTACAATGGTCAGATCAAGCGGGGCATTATGGGACCGTTCGAGCATTCAGCAGAGCGTCAGTTTGCTTTGACAGTAAACAAACGAGCCATTGACGAATGCTCAAGCTTGGATCAGTTGAAGCCAGTAGCAAAGAATTTGCTTGAAGGGTGGTCCACTATGAACACGGCCCTGCAAAGCATGATGCTGGAAAACATTCAGCTTCGTCAGGCGCTAGCCAAGAAAGAGCTTGATTTACGGGCGGCAGATGAACTCATGAACGAGGCCGCTGAGATTGTGCAACAATATGCGAAGCAATCAAAGAAAGCCAGGCCGAGTCTTTGGCCATGGTAGAAGTTAGAAGAAAGATCGTCCAGCCGCTTGTATACGCGAGATTATATTTTTTGCAATCGCGCTCATAACCAGAGCCAGTGACGTGGCGGCCACGACTGTAAACGCCACCTTGGATTTCGACGCCAGTGCGAGAGAGGGGGTGAGCAAAGTCAAGGCGATACCGTTTCGATCGTTTGCTGCGGGAATAGCGCTCTTGAAAATCTTTTTCCCACGCATCAATATCAGAAAATTCTCTTTCAAGAATTAACTTTGGGAAATGCGCTTGCCAAAGGCTGAGAAACTGATCTTCAAGAGCGCTCAATGCCTACACGGCAGCTAGCTGTACTTTAGCCCCTTGGTTCTGGTAGTGGCCGGAATAAGCCTCTTCTACGGCACCATCGAGCTGGTAAAGCATCACCTGCACAATTCCTTCGTTCGCATAGATGCGAGCGGGAAATGCCGTGGGATTGGCAATGTGCATGGTGAGATGGCCGGCCCATCCAGGTTCAATGGGCGTCACGTTGATGATGATGCCACAGCGAGCGTAGGTGGACTTTCCATCGCATAGCCCCATGATGGACGGGGGCATGGAAATCAATTCCAGGCTCACGCCAAGGCCAAAGCTATGGGGAGGCAGGACGAACCAACTTCCATGGGGACCATGATTCAGACAAGCTTCATAGCCAGTGATTGGCATGAGCTTAGGATCAAGCGTTGGCTTGCTTTTCCCTTTGTAGTCTTTCCCATCGAAAATCAAAAACTGGTCAGGCGACAGGCGAATGTCATAACCTGCCTGGGAAAGGCCATACGAGATGGCCTTGGTTCCACAGTCAAGCGATCGTCGCTTTTCGCCTACGAAAGGAAGGAAGATGTCCAGCTCTGCGAGCTTGGCAATTTCCTTGTCGTAGAGCAGGCTCATGGCTCAGAAAAGGTCGTCAGAGCCGCCTTCACGATTGTCCCAAAGACTGGCATAGCCTTTGGCGCCTTCCTTCTGGCCTTTCACCTTGACAGAGCCAGTGAAGCCAGGAGCACGGTCGGAAGTCTTGCGCTCGTTCGGCCAGACAGCCATGTCGAGAGAATAGTTGCCGCGCTCGTTGGGGCCTGCTTCCTTAAGGGCCTTCAGAACGTCAACCGTGAGGTCGATAGCAGCAGTGATTGGAGGCTTTCCAGCCATGGTGTTTCTCCTGAGGAGTGATGGAGCCCTTTGTGGGCCTGCCAATCTTACCCCCTATCCATGGTGAGCGCAAATGCCTTGCCTCCTGGGTAGTGGTCTTTGAAATATCTCTTAACAGTGTCTGCCGTGATGCGCTGCTGGTTGATCAGTTCAAAGCCATCAAGGTGGACGAGCTGCAATGACGGCTCGCTTTCTTCGTTTTCGGGGTCGTAGCAGGCAATAACGCACCATGCCTCGTCAATCGGTTGCTGGTACATTTGCTCTACTGCCATGGAATAGGCGCCTAGCTGCCGCTTGTAGTCGGCCAGTTGGTAATCAGGCTTCTCCTTGTAGCTGGTCTTCCAATCGACCAGAGCAATGGCGCCGCCGGTCATTTGCGCCACCATGTCGAGCGTGCCTGAATAGCCAATGCCAAGGTCAGCGTCATACCAGGCCACGGCACTCTCCACTAGCAGCGGCTCTCGAATGCCCTCCAGGAATGGCTCTACTGCTTCAAAGTAGGGACGCCAGTCGGGAGCTTTGTCAAGGTGGTGCTCAATATCTTCCCCATCGAAATGATCTTCCAGCACACCGTGCATCCAGGTGCCACGATTGGCTGCAAGGCGAGTGCGGCGATTGGCTTCATCAGCTCCCACACGCTTGCGCCAGTTAATCAGGGCCATCACCTTGGCTACGGGAGCCATGGCCGAAAGGAAGGTAGTGACGGAAGGCAGGACGACACCCTCCGGCACATTGGGAAACCCTTCGTTGATGTAGTGGCGTTTGCCGTTGAGGCTGATGCGCTTCGGCTCAAACTGCTCAAACGAAGGCACGGTGGCTGCCAAACAAAGGTCTAGACAAGCCACTGTACCGTCAACGACTGGGAATGCAATAGCCGCCAGAGCTGTAGTAGCCAAGAGGGCAGGAGCCGTTTTTGATGATGGGCTGGTTGCAAGCTGCAGCAGTGATGGGCATAAAGCAGAAGAAAATGAGAACGATTTTCATGGTCGGGGAAACGAAAGACTTACTTTGGGGTGGTCAATGATCGCGCCAGTGTCACGGTCCCAAGTGGTGCCGCAGTCTGGGCATTGATAGGCATAGCCTTTGTCCGTCTCCCATGACGACAGGAGAATCACGCGGCTGAACCATTTGGAGCCACCAAATAAATGGCGGCTTTCTTCTGGAATGGGCGTGTCGTGCCAGAGACTGCCGCATTCAGGACAGTGTTGCAGCTCATCAAAACGAGTCATCACAAAATCCTCTTAGGTCGATCGGCTCAAGAAGATGATTAACT